TCATCAAAGTTATCATACACCCATGCACCAACTCGCATCCATTCATGCTCTTTGACAGATATAGTCACAGATGGTTTATGTTCACACCAGTGTCTCTGAAACAACAACCAATAGTCTAACTGCTCAATAGCAGTCATCTCAGTTCTAGTAATAGCACCTGATGGTGATTTCATAGGAAAGCTAAACACAGTTGTGCTATCAGGCTTCATAACATCAGGCTCTGCAGGGATACCTGCATCTTTCATAAACTGTGTAAGTGGGTCTTTATTATCTCCACGCACAGTTCTAACGTAATAATCGCTGTGCCTTGCATGAATACCACTTGCACTGTCAACTAACTGTGACACTGTTCCTGATGGCTTAATACAAGTTATGGCAGTTGACTGTGGTATATCTAAATCTTTAGCAATCTTTTTGTTGGTCTCTACTGCTACTGCTCTCAACATTTCTAAATTAGATTCTAAGTTACTATTGTCAGGCGATACGACAGGACAATCAAGTATGCCTGTTAGTGATACACCTAATAATCTTTCTTCTTCTGTGTTATCTTTCCACACCTTTCTCAGATACTTGAATCTAGTGAGTGTAGATTGAAATGTACCAAGAATAGTGGCTAATCTAACTTTATTTTTTAATGTCTCTATGTCATCTGTTTCTCTGCAAACAACTTCAGTTAAATTACAGAACTGATATGGTCTAAGTATAATCTCACTACATGGATTGCAACCAAAATAATGGTCAGCATTTCTTCTGCCATTCTCAAGTGCTTTTACTTTGGCAGCCTGTCTGTTAAATATGCCACGTTCACCTGATTTAGATTCGTATAATGATGTCCACTCTCTCATAAATGTACCCATCTCAGGCTTACCTTTGAATGCTACAGAGTTATTAGCCAGTGCTCTCTGTCCTTCATTCTCCCACCATTGACCTGACTTGGCATGACGCATTTGGTCATCTCCTAAGTTAGACAGAGAGATAAGGGCAGAACGTCTGACACCACCAACAACAACAACTTCACCTATCTTACACATGATATCGTGACACTCAATAGGAAACAAACGTCTGCCCTTTGCTCCTGTAAACTTTTCTATACAGAACTGAAACAACTCTTCAAGAGGTGCAGGACCAGATGCCCTACCACCAAATGTTTTTAGTCTAGCACCTGCAGGTCTGACCTGTGAGACATCCCATGTAGGTATCTGCCCAACATATAACATAGCAATAAGTTCCCTCAAGGCTTTTGCCCAACCTTGTCTGCTATCATCTACTTTGATTGTAGTTGTACTTCTTTCAAAATGCTCGTTGACCACAGGTAGTTTATCAACATTCTCTCGTTCAACAGAAAAGCCAACACCTGTACCACACATGAGTATGTACATACATTCATCAAAGCTGCGAGGACTATCTACAGGTATATAACTACAGTTGTAACCTGCCACATGACATCTATCCAAAGCTACCCCGGATGTCATCAATGCTCTCATACTAGGCATAACACTTAAATCCATAATAGCATTTGATAACTTTTCTTTCAGAGCCTTTGTAATTGTATAACTATTATTATCCATAAGATGTTTTTCCATGTAGTCAAAATATCTGTCTACAGTTTCAATCCAAGTTTCTCTTCTCTGCTCATCTTCTTTCCATCTAGCATAGCGAGATAGTGCTATAAAATTTTGGTAGTCTGTTGGTAAATAATTTTTCATCTAGGTCTCCATTAATACTCTTATATGTTTTATTGTTGCACCATCAACATCATAAAACAATTCTTTAACATATTCCTCAAAGTCTTCTCTAACATCTCCGTCAGATGGAACAGGATAATCCTCTTCGTCAACCTCAATAGTCAACATCATTTTTACTTTTATCATTTTCCAGTGTGTCTATTAGTTTTGTGAGATACCATTGTGCTTTATTTAAATCTTCAACACCATTCTTATACCTGTATCTCCAAAGGTATTTCATAATATTACCTTGCAAGTAATGTTCAAAGCCTTCTTCTGTCATAGCTTTGATAGCATCAATACACTCTATTCCTGATTTATTATAATGAGGTGGATGATTAACCATGTCCTGTAACTCTTTGTTATCTGACTGTTCCATAGCTTGTTTTTCTCTCATCCTCATGTACTCCATATGACTTAACATTATTTTTTCTTCTTATCAAATGATACTACTATAACATTATCATGCTTGTCAATTATCTTTGGCTTTTCTTTTATTCTTTCCATCTCATCCTGCTGCCTTAAATAGTCCACAGCTTTTGTTCTTAAACTTTCATCTTTTTCCATCATGGGAATACTAGCACATATTATTCTACAAAACTCTAACACCCCATAATAGTCATCGTCATTCAGAGGGTTTTCTTTAGAGGACACCACAGACACATCAACTTCTCCTGTCCATCTTTTAGCAGGGTTTAACATAGGTTTTACTTGTATAATAAAATCTTCAGGATTTATACTATCTAACGTAGCCATATTATCTTTCATTTCTAATATCTAATATCGCAGGATAATTCTTTTTACCCTTTTCTCTTATCCAACTAATAGGTATGGTTTTATCACTAAAAATAAAGCCATACTCATTGCACCAGTCAGCAAGAGTTGTCTTACTACCTTTGTATATTTTGGAATTACTATTGCTAAAAACAAATCGAATGTCTAAATAGGGAAACTGTTTCTTGATGGCTATTGCCCGGACTCTTTCTCTGGGTAAAAACCTACCTTTGGCTTCTATAATTATTCCGTTTCTTAAAATGAAATCAGGGGTGTAGGAACGATACATTATCTCTTCCCACCTTATTTTTAGAGTTTCGTATTCAAACTTTGCTCGTCTTTTCTTTAAGTCTTTTACTATACTATGTTCTAAGCTACCCCTGTATCCCTTTTCTAGTTGTGCTCTGCCAAACACTAAGTTAGGTCTCTCCAATACCAATTAAAATGTGTAGCAGTTGAAGGGTATCCAAGAGCTTTCATCTCTTCTTTTACTGCTTCGTCTGCTAACTTCTTAGCTTCCATAGCATCTCTCAAACCCTTTGTTCTCATTTCACGATAGGCTTTCTTGGCTTCAGTTAACTGCTTCTCCATCTGCTCTATCTCTAATTTTAAATCTTCTATCTTTTTATCCATTATATACTCCATATTTTTTTAGCTTCTTTTTTCATGGCATCTGACCATTCCCACTTATCAAAGTTAGGGTACTCAAAAGAAGCCAACTCATGCTTGTCACTACTGAGAGACAAGAATCTTTGTATTGTAAAAGCAAGATTTTTTATTTGCTTTTTATACTTAGTTAAATTACTAAGTGTAAATATCTTGTGCTGCTTTGAACTAGCAAAAAATAAATCTACACTCTTTTTAGGATATGCCATAGAATACAAAGCCATCTGTCTTTTCTGTGCTTCAGTAGGATTAGAAGGCATTCTATTTGTAGTTTTTAAATCTACTATCTTGTCCTTAAACAAGAAATCAACATAACCTATCACAGGCACAGGCAAGTCTTCAATGTTAACTTCAACTTTCTCTTGATATGTTTCAAGATTATCATATTTAAAGTTAGCATCGAGGACACTGCCAAACCCTTGAAGAGCATCCTTCTCTTTTAAAGTTCTGCCATCGTTTAAATCTACATTAGATTCACAACACAAAGCTATAAACTTAGTATCAAGAGCTTTAAAATCAAAGAAACCTTTTTCATATTTCTCTGCTAAAGCATACTCTTCTGCAATACCTCTTACTGCACCTGCTCCACTAGGGGATTTGACACCAAAAAGATATCGCATCATCCACAAAGGCTTATCTGCCACGAAAGTATTTATACTACTAGGTGACAGATAATTTATATTATGGACTGCAAATGGATTATTACTTTTCACTAAGACACATCTGCTTCTGTGACATCAATAAAACTATCCACAGTGTTTTTATCAGCGTCACTTATGTCCTTGGTAGTTTTCATATCCCACTCATTGTATATATAAGTATTATAATTATCTATCCAAGACATAAAATTAATAAAAGTATCTTGGTCATCTTTAGACACTTCTATTGTATCTTGTAAATCAAGCGTGTATGTTGGTAAGTAAAAAGAATTACCATTTGGCAGCTTTCTTTCTTCTGTGTTCAAGGCAATGTTGTGCTGCACAGGAAGTCTCTTAACTTGGGAAAACTTTTTAAATGGCTCTCCCATAGTCTTGAATGCATCTCTATTGTCTATCTCCCAGATAAAAGGAATTGTACCTTTGTCTACTTTGTTACCACTATCATCAACAGAGCCAGTTAAATTTACTGTACCAAAAATAACACGAACTCTTTTGATTTGTCTGATAACATCCTGTGTATCCACAGGCAATGCCTTAAAGTCTTTTATATAACCTGTAGGCTTACCACAATTAAACTTACCCTGATTATCTTTTAAATCAATATTCAGGTTGTCTGACATTATGGTTTTATGATATACCCCCAAAGGCTCTCCTGCCTTTGCAGCCATATTCTTAACAAACCTTTTGTACATAAATCTTTGTATAAAAGGTCTGATGGTAGCTGACGTGCCATAAATTGTGGTATCATCAGGTATCTCTAACTTATATGTACCACCTTTTACTAGCACTTTATCTGAACCAATAATAGGAGTATGGTTAATTCTAAATCTAGGCAGTGTCTTAGGTTTGTCATCTGATGATGAACTCTCTCCAGACATACCCATAGCTTTAGCCATAACTGCATAATTATCGGTATCTATTGTTGTTATTTCATTTACCATGTAAGTTTTCTCCTTAATAAAGTTGTATCGTTATATCACAAAACGTCTTTTGTGTCAAGCCAATTATCGCCTATTTTTGCTTCTAATAGTAAAGGTACATTGAACTCAATCTTAAAATGTTTACTAACTAAATCTGTTATAACATCATTCAGGCTTTTAATTATCTGTGTAACTTTGTCTATTTCGTTTGGATGCACATCAATATTC